TACCTAAATTAGGTATTAAAGGTATACTCCAAGGCGATTTCATGTTTGATTCTTCTGCTATAGAAAAGGAAGTCATTGATGGTGTACCACATTACACGTTTAAACCTAATACAATTAAGTATGCTGTTGAAGCAGATTCAAAATTAGGTAAAGAGGTAGCTAATTCCGTATTTGGTATTGTGTTCCATACAGGTTATAACGACTTGACTAGTAGTCCACAGTATGGTATTAATGTAAAAGGGCTTAAGAAGGTACCAGGTGTATGGGTTGACGATGCTGTATTTACAGATAGCACTGGTACTGTTAATTTAACAAAGGATGAGACAAAACAGATACGTGATTTAGTTAAAACGGCTGACACAATAAAAATTAATTACAGGGAGCTGCCATTAGACCTTCTTAACATTTACACTAACTCGGAGATTCAACAAGGTAAGTTTTTAGAGGATGCAGAAATGTCGTATAATGGATTTACTGACTGGTTTAATACTAGAATGAAGAAAGAAATTGATAAACGTAAATCTAAGGCTGGTAAACTTAAGGTAGAGGAGAGTTTCAAGAAGAAATTAGCAGAAATACGTAATGATAAAGAAGATATCGTTAATCTTTTTAAGGTAAGTAAGCTACTTTCGCAAGCAAAGCAAATTTTTATTAACAAATATAATAACGCAGTATATAACACTAAACACTTTTTAGATGCAGAGGACGGAACGCTTAAGGTGACTAATCCAGAAGGCTACGTCGCGGTAAGTAACGATGGTAATGCAATAAAATTAGTCGATAGACTTGAGTTTAGTAGAGCAAACTTTAACGCTGGTAAACCAGGAGCGAAATAATGAGTAAAGATCAAGTAGCAGAACTAAGAGAAGATATAAGACGTCTAAATCAGACTATAATTAGTGAGTGTAAGGATATTCATAACAGAATTAATCCTGTCGCTGAGGATTTAAAGGTTGTAGTAGATAAGACTAATAGACATGACAAGATTATATGGGCTACCGTAGTAGGTATTGTAACTGTATCTGGTATGTTTGCTAAACTTTTACTTTTACCGTCATGAAGACGTTTAAAGAGTATTTCGAGCAAGAGGAGGTTAGGGATACTGTTGGTATACTACCAGGAGGATTTAAGCCCCCTACCCTAGGACACTTTTTAGCCTTGAAGGATTTACTCGAAAAAGCTGATCGAGGTATTGTTTACGTAGGTAAAACAGCGCGTCCGCTTGTAAAAGATGATCCAAGTAAAGGATCTATAACACAACAGCAATCAAAAGCTATATGGGACATTTATAAGAACCATTTTAATAAACCCTTAGAAATTATTGAATCTCCTATTTCCCCGGTAAAAGATACTTATGATTTTGCTTTAGAAAATGATGATGTAAATATTATTGTAGGTGCCGGCGGTCCTCGTGAGCTTAAGGATGGTTCTTTTACAAAAGGTGATATGGAAAGATATGAATCATTTACTAAGAATAGAGAGAAGTACCCGCATGTAGCTCTAAAAGAGATTGAATCTAAGCAAAATATTAAGGGGGAAGTTGTAAGAGAGGCAATTGTGGATGATATTAATCTAGCAATAGAGAACTACTTTCCAGATGTACTTAGCGAGACAGATAAAGATACCATAAAGTCAATACTTCAAACATAAATATACACATGAGAGCTAGAAACGAAAACGATCTAATAGCTGAGTCGTACCATACAGTGTTAAATGAGCATCCGGCCCTCGCCGCGGCGCTCAGGCTTGCAGGAGCGGAAGCAGCAGGAGCAGCGGGAGCTGGGATCGGAGCCGCTGCCGCAAGGAAGGTAGAAGATAAGATGGATCAAGCAGCCGGTGATGAGGAAGCTCATTTTAAGATAGGTGGATGCGGTTGTGGAGGTAATGAATGTGGTTGTGATAGCCATGACCATGAAGGTGAAGATCATGATAATTCTGAAATTCACATGGCGAAAGCAGAACTTAAAAAAGCTGCTGAGTATGCTACCAAACTATCAGCCATGATGGATGATTTTGATGGACTGGAAGGCTGGACTGCCTCGAAAATTACTAAAGCTGCTGACTATTTATCTTCCGTATATCATTGGCTAGATTATGATCACAATAAAGATCAGGACCCTGGTATGTTTAACGTAGGCTGTGAGCACAGCCCTGAGTATTAAAATAGGCTGTAATATACCATATTAAAATGAAAAGCTTTCTCCAGTATATACAAGAAAAATCAGTCGTCGGTTTAATTGAGTTCTTTGATATTGACGGTGTAGGTAAAACACCTGCTAAGTTAGACTCAGGTAACGGTGCGTACAATGTATTACACGGTGAAGACATTCAAGAACAGGGTAATAAAGTGTTCTTTAGAACTGTTAACGGTAAGACCTTACTTAAAGATAAGAAGGGTGAGATAACTATTAACGTTGGAGCAGGTAATTCAGAGCATAGACCTGTAGTTAATTTCGATTTTAAGATAGGTAGTAAGGAATTTAAAGATATTCCCTTTTCTATAGGTAATAGATCGAGTAACTTATATAAAATACTTGTCGGTAAAGATTTTATTGAGAATAAGCTTGATGCGTTGATTGACGTCAGTAAGGAAAATATAGCTGACGACGATTTAGAGGTTGAGTATTAATAATACCAATCTGGTGTTTTCCGTTTAGTCCAAAGAGCAAAGGGCTTATCATGAATAATATACTGCCTATACTGCTCAATAACAGGTAGGCTATTAAAGTCTTTATTCAACTTTCTACAATCACAGTCTTCATTAATAGCCACTGCATATTCTGTTAGACCCTCTTTAGACATAATGGTATTATGAACATTATCTAGACACCATTGAATAAATGTCTTTGTAAAGTGCTCATTAGAGTCTGGCCAGCGAAACATGCGCTCAGTGAACATTTCTAAGGTATGCTCCGCTAACCAAATGAAATTATCTTTTGTCTCTCTAGCCCATATCGAGCATTGATGCTTAAAATAACCTTTACCTCTTCGGCGCGGCTTACCCGTCGACGTACGCGGTGTCGATGGGTGATCCAAAACCTCTTGTGGAAACGCATGTGCTAACATAATCGCGCCTTCAATTTGCATTTTAGATCTTACATGTTTATCACAAAGCTCGCGCGCTGATTGTATAGGATCATCATCAGTTACAAAAATATTCATAACTAATTATATGATAGTTCCTATTTATTAGTCTCAATTGCTTCTACTATCTCATCAAAACCTTTAACTAATTCGAAATCATCTTTAGATCTCTTAATTAATAAGGTAGGTACAGATTTAACACCAAATTCTCTAATAAGCTCTGGTTCATCATCTACATCGACCATGTCTACCTTTAAACTTTTCTGCTCTAGCATACTCTTTAACATGTGACAAGGGCCGCACCACTCAGCAGTAAATAATTTTATTGAAACCATATACAATTCTATAATAATGAACATAAATATCAACATGAGAAGGTTAACTCAAAAAGAATTAGTACGTGAAGGTATAGGTGCCGTTATGAAAAAGGCTGGTAAGGGCGCATTGTCCGTTGGCGGTAGTATTCTAGGAGGGTTGGCAAAAGCTGCTATGCCTAAAACAGCTGGATATGCTAAAGGTGGTAAAGACTTTGTTTCTAATACTATGAACAAAGCAAAATCTGCAATGTCAACCCCAGAGGAAAGAATAGCAGATTATTTTAAAGATATGGGGTATAAAGTTGTAGGTACCAGCCCGGGGGTATCGGATGATATAAAGGTAGTAAAGGTAAGTGAGGTAGAATATACCGATAAGGGGTCCAGTAAAGAAGTTCCGGTCTCTTCACCATTTGTTGTTAAAATTGATAAAAGTGGCATTAAAGTTTTACGAGGTCCTAGACAGGCGCGGAAGGTAGCTGATAAGGGCGATGCCCGGGTAAAATAATAATACGTGGATATTACACCGGTTTTGCAACAAAGTCAAAAAAAATCGCTGAAACACTTGCATTCCGATTCTAGAATGAATAAGTGGTTAGTAGAGCGCTAAACGAAACCTATATTTCTAAATCTAATGCTCTATATTTAATATAGTTTCTGTTGACTTTTTGTATTTACCAGTCATACTCGGAGTATAGGTATGAGCGAGGTTAAATTATGATATCAGTAGTTACGTTAACATATAAGAGAAGACATCTATTAGAAGAGGCAATAGAGTCGTTCTTACAGCAGAATCAAGCGGACTGTGAGATGGTGATAATTAACGATGATGTTAATGTAAAGTACTCGTATGATGATAGTAGAATAAGAATATTCAATCTCGCTAAAAGATATACTTCAATAATAAAGAAGTTGCAGCTAGGTTTTTTTCTAGCTTCAAACAAATATATGTTTAGGTTGGATGATGATGATCTACTTTCAGAGCATTGTTTAAGAGACGCAAAGGATATTATAGTAAACAAGCCTGGCTATGATATATATAGATCTAAGAATCATTATTTCTTTAACAATAATGTTTACGATCGTATATCTAGTAATGTAAACAACGGTAACATTTATACAAAGGAGTTTATATCAAAAATAGAATGGGATGATCCGGGCACCGCTGAAGATGTTTGGCTTACGTTTGATTGTGGTGGTAAAATATATGAATACCCTGAAATATCAATGCTATATAGATGGGGTATGTCAACATACCATATATCAGGTATAGGTAATTTTTATGAAGACCCGGAAGATGCATTACAAAAATTAACAACTACAGATAATAATAAGGGTGAGGTAAGGCTAAATCCACAGTTTGCAAATAATTACTATGAACAAGTTAAGCAAAATAATTTAAATTAAAATTTGATTTTATTGTTAACTATACCATAATATGGTATGAGGTTCACGAGTAATAAAGTAATTAATTTAGGGTCTGCAGCTTTTAGGCAATGGAGATCAACTCACAGTCACTGTCAATTTATTCATGGTTATAATATTACAGCTGATATTACATTTGAGGCTGAAGAATTAGATGAACGTAACTGGGTTATGGATTTTGGAGGTCTAAAAGATCTTAAGAAAACTCTAGAGCATACATTCGATCATAAATTAGTTGTTGCATCAGATGATCCACAACTCGAATTAATCAAACTGTTAGATGAAGCTGGTGTGGCAGAAGTTATAGTACTAGATGGTGGTGTAGGTTGTGAGAGGTTTGCTCAATTTGTACTTAAGACTGCAGATACTTTTGTTGATGAATTAACTAATGGTAGGGTGCGTGTAAGATCAGTACAGATTAACGAGCATGGGAGCAACTATGCTACATGTCATAGAAATGAAAAGAGACCTATTGAGGTAGAGTTTGTAACAGGCGCTGTCGACAAGGCATGCCGCGGCGAAGATGTCAAATTTGAAGAAGCTTTAGAGCAAAGTGATACAATTACTACTACTACCGGTAATATAGCTAATCCAGCTAATGTCGGCTCAGCTAAAAAATCAAACAGTTTGGGTAATCCTTTCGCTGGTACTTCATGGGGTTAACTATCTAGGATACCGCATATAAACCGTAGTATCTTACTACGTACAATCTCTTTGATACCGAATTTATATGCATAAATTCCATTGTCTATACATTTTTCTGTATCAAACTTTTTAAAGGTATCTTCAAATCCCGTTTTACGTACATCAGATTGCTTACAATCACCAGCAACTATATATTTCGAGTTACGACCAAATCTTGTTAGGATAGTAGTAAGTTCGCCTTGAGATAGGTTCTGCGATTCGTCTACAATAATAACACTATTGTTAAATGTTAGACCTCTAACGAAGTTAACAGGTATTGCATCTATCAAACCTTTTTGTTTAAGCATAGAACATGCACCTTCACCAGCAATCTCTCTTACTTTCTCTAATAAAGGCATTGCATACGGTGAGAATTTATCATCAACCTCACCAGGTAACGATCCAAGACTTCTTTCTGCTGACTCTACTACAGATCTAATATAGATAATTTTCTCTATTTCACCCTCTTTAAGTAGTTCTAATGCAGCATATACAGCTATATATGTCTTAGCAGTACCGGCGGGGCCATCAACAAAAGATATCTTTGTATTAGTATCAATAATACTTTCATAAAATTCCTTATGTTTAGGGTTAAAATAAAAAGGTCTTTTTATCTTAAAATTAAGTAACCAATTGGTACTAAATTCCTCTTCTAATATCTCGACAGGTTTTCGAGCAGTTTTTCGACTCATTCTAAAATATTTATATTGTAATTCGGAAATGCTATACTATAATAGGTATATGGACTTAGATAAAGAGACTTTGATCTTGTCAGATGATAAGATTTTCTATACTATAGAAGGGGAAGGTGAATATGTCGGGCAGCGTTCACTGTTTATGAGGATGGCGATGTGTAACCTAACTTGTATTGGGTTTGCATCTGAAGACTCTCCTCACGGTTGTGACTCTTATGTTTCTTGGACTGTAAAGAATAAGATGACCTTCAATGAGATCTTCAAGATGATGGAAGACAATAACTGGATTGAGAAGCTCGAGAAGGGTACGATCTGGAAACTTACTGGAGGTGAGCCTCTTATTCAACAAAAGCAATTGCTTAAGCTTGTAGATGAGTTTATCTATCGATATGCATTTGAACCTAAGATTGACTTTGAGACTAATGCTACTCTTATGCCTGATCCAAGATGGCATGATGAGCTTGGTGCTACCTTTACTACTTCACCTAAGCTAACTACTAATGGTGATCCTGAGTCAAAGACTTATAAGCCAGAGGTACTTAAGTATCATAGAGAGATTGGTTCAGGCTTTAAGTTTGTTATCAATGACCCTGATGCTGATATCAAAGAGATTTGGAATAAGTATGTTGAAGATGAGCATGGCATTAATGTTCCTCGCGAGCGTATTTGGTTTATGCCTTGTGCTGGTTCTCGAGAAGAACATATTGAGAATGCTATAGCTGTTGTTGAGTATGCTAAAGCAATGCATGTACATTTCTCACCTCGACTACATCTCCTAGTTTGGAATATGGCGTTGAAGGTTTAATAAATAAATAGTTGATAAACTCTACATTAATTTTATAATATATTTGTATGTCAGATAACAATAATAGCTACGAGTGGCTTGGTGATGATGAGCTTTCCGGTGAGAAAGATCAAATTGCTAGGGAAATTATGGGCAGTGAATCCGCAGGTGGGTATGTTCCACCTTTACGAGTATATGATAATACAGTACAGGCGGATAAGAAGTATATTTCTTCACTACCCGATTTGCAAAACGGTCCATCGAGTCTAATTCAAGGATCAGCTGTACCTATTCAGCAGGTGGGTATCCATAACTTTAGATTACCACTTACGTATAAAAAGCGTAATGGTGATACAATTACATTAGAAACTTCTGTAACTGGTAGTGTTAGCTTAGAGGCTCATAAAAAAGGCATTAACATGTCACGCGTGATGCGTTCTTTTTATGATCATAAGGATGAAGTATTTTCTATTGGTAAGATCAAAGAAGTATTAGAGTCATATAAGAATAACTTAGAATGTTTTGACTCACGTATTATGCTTAAGATATCTTACCCCATTAAGCAGACAAGTTTACGAAGTGGTTTAGAAGGTTATCAATATTACGATGTTGTATTTGAAGGTGATTTAACTAAAGATGGTGAATTTAAAAAGTATATTCACTTCGATTTTGTCTATTCATCTGCATGTCCTTGTTCTTTTGAGCTTAGTGAGCACGCTGAAAAATATCGTAACCGTGCAACTGTACCTCACTCGCAACGTTCTGTAGCTCGTGTTAGTGTAAAGTTTGATGATATGCTTTGGGTAGAAGATATTCAAGAGTTATGTTTAGCTGCACTACGAACTGAGACGCAAGTTATGGTTAAGCGGGAAGATGAGCAAGCTTTTGCCGAGATGAACGGAGCATATCTTAAATTCGTAGAAGATGCAGTTCGACTTCTGTATCAGAACCTTTCAAATGATAAGCGTATTACTGACTTTAAAGTAGTTGCATCCCATAATGAATCGCTTCATAGTCACAATGCCGTTTCTGTAATTGTGAAAGGTGTACCTGGAGGATTCACAGCAGGAGTTGCTCGTGATGTATTTGAATCTACCGGCTTGAGGTAACGACCAAAGTCTGCCACCTGCGGACACAACCAAAAAACGATAATGACACAAGAAATAGCCGAATCAGAATCAACGCCGACAACTCCCAAAGCGGAGCAGGTTGGTCAGCACTGCCTTGTTCGCAAATTGCGTGAGATGCGCGACGTTCAAGGCTCCAACGGAAACTGGAACTACGACCCCTACATGCACGGCATGTATAACGGGATGGAGTATGCCCTCGCCATGATGGAGGAACGGGAACCCGAGTTTAAGGACGCTCCCGACGAATGGCTCTCGGATCGTCCGTCACCAGAACCCGCCGAAGATTCCATTGCGAACATTAATTGTTATTAACATACCAAGCCTCTCTTTTGCTTAGGTGAGAGAGAGGCTTATGTTTATAAATGAAAGATCATACTCTTATTCTCAACAAATATTATTTTCCAATTAATGTTGATGACTATAAGCGCGTATTTACAAACATAGCAACAGGTTCACAACTCCCATTAGATATACACTACGAGGTAAATGAAGATGGGTCTATTAACTTTGAAAATATTAACTTTTGGAATATTATTAAGTCTATCGACGCCTGGATGGACCTTCCCATTAGACCGTATGATAATTTTATTCATACTGTTAACGGTCCTATACGGCTTCCTACTGTAGTTATATGTTCTGCTTATAAAGGTATAATGCACAAAAAAGCTAAGTTTCCAACTAAGAAAAATATATGGGAGAGAGACAAATATACATGTGTATATACAGGTAAGAAATTAAAAAAGGTAGAGCTTAGTGTTGATCATGTATATCCAAAAAGCAAAGGTGGTAAAGATACATGGGATAATTTAGTAACATGTGATAAGCTATTAAATTCCAAAAAAGGTAATATGCTGTTATCCGAAACTAATTTAAAAATGAGATATAAACCATTTAAACCTGTCGATG